TGAGATTACACACGACTGGTACACAAATCTTACTCGGAGTCACGAAGCGCTCCAATCCGAGCCACGAGCGCAAAAACTAAATTTCAAACCTGATTCTAAGCGACTCATCCTTGAGATCGGTATCTATGAAGGCGCCTCCACAGTTTGGTGGTCCGATAACTTCCTAGAACACCCCGAAAGCCGCTTGATCACGATTGATCCTTTCACCGGCTCGGACGAACATGCTGCCAGTCCCACCCAATACCCGACCCTCAACCGTATCGAGCAGATCGCTCGGACCAACGTTGCCCGCAGTAAACAACCCGGCAAAGTTGATATCCGTAAAGGTCTCAGCTGGAACCTGTTCCCAGACCTGCTGGCAGACCTAGAAAAAGGCATCGACATTCTGTACATCGACGGATCCCACGAAACCGTGGCTGTGATGCGCGACCTAACCCTGTTCTACCCCTACGTCAAACCCGGTGGCGCCGTGATCATCGACGATTACGCCTGGGAAAGCGTCAAATCCGGCGTCGATGCGTGCGTTGCTGCCTTTATGGACGTCGAAAATGGCTTCTGCTGCTTCAATCAGCTCTGGACCATCAAGAAATGACCAGATTTAACGTAATTTGTACCGGTTCTGGGATCCATAAGTGGGGCAAATCCTGGATCGAGCATATGCTCAGTCACCTGGACTGCAAATTCCACTATTTGGACCCGTCGGACGACATCCCACTCTTAGAAAAGTGCATTGTTGTCACCAACACGACTGAATCTTACTTTTACATACGCCGATTACAGCAGGCGCACCTTAAATACGGCGTTATCCTTCTATCCGACGAGTGTCTGACAACCTCATTGGCGTTCTTAAATAACCCAGAATGCGTATTTCTGGCGCGAAACTACTTACACCCGGGCTGTTGTCGCAACTTTAAAGTATTCCACTTTGGTCTTGGCTATAAAAACGAGTTCGAGGAGTACGCAAACCCACGCCGAACCGCATCGAACCGCGAATTCCTGTGGAGTTTTAGCGGCTCACTGAAAGTAGATCGAAAACGCGCCCTCGAAGTCTTCTCAGAATTCGAACCAAACTTCACACACCTTGTCGAAAAGTTCGACGACCCGGAATATTTAACTACACAAAAGTACGCCCAGACCCTGAACGACAGCATCTTCGTGCTTGCGCCGGGCGGTGGGGCGAGTAACGACTCATTCAGGATTTACGAAGCTCTGGAATGCGGAGCAATTCCGGTCGTAATGCGAAACTTACCACCGCTGGTAGTCACCCCAAGCTATTGGCACGGAATCTTCCCAGGGTCAGATCTACCATTCGTCGTGGCTGACACGTGGGAAGAAGCCGCCGAACAAGTCCGAGCGTTGATCGACTCCGATCAAGTCGAATCGGTACGCAGAGAGTGTATGGATTTCTGGCGCAGCTGGAAAAAATCGTGGAGGCTCGAATTTGAAAAACGAGCCGCCGGTCTCATTTAAGACTCATTTTGAAGTCGTTCCCTGCAGTATGAACGAAACAACTCCTTGCACTCATCATCAGATATATCCAGAGCTTTAGCTGCTTTAGGGATATTCCAACGAGCCCTAAACAACATATCCAAAGGATCCACCTCAGTGGATATCGAGTTCTCCATTCTTATCCCAGCTCATGTACGTACTCAATCGATGTCGATTAACATCTGCTTGAAACTTGGCAACAGTCGTAGGGTCTTTTCCGCTATTTAACTTAATCAGTTTGTCCAGCTGAGCAACAATGCGAGCTTCGACATTCACTACGATCCTCCGTGTGACATCAATCTACTATCGATTGATGTTTGGTTAAGGAAGAGTTTATTAAACACCACGAATCAAGCCACGCTGGCGAAGCAGCTCAATAAAACTACCGCCAGGTGCTTCTTTTAAAAGCTGCTGCATACGTCGCTGATCCATGCGACGCTCAACTAAATCCCGAAACTGATCTTGATCAAGGGGATACGTGACATCACCATCCCCGGTTACGCCAGCGATCATCTGCTGAGCGACAGCTTGATCGAGAAACTGCTTAGCGATGTCACCAGGCATGTCACTGAAAATACCTAAATTAACTTTAGCGGGTAAAAGATCTTAGGATTGAAGTGTCCTACATCTCCCAAAAGTGGCTCGGGAGTGGAATACGCCCACGCGGGAACCGTGGAACGGCATTATTAAGACCGCACTGGACACTATAGACAAACATAATGAGCACTATTTTAAAACAAAAAATTTAAAACATTTAGTAGCAGCTGATATGCTACGAAATTATGTGTTGTATCTTAAGGAGTTCATACAAGACTTAGAGAAAACATCTTGTAAAGTAGACTGAGTGGGAAAAAGACGAAAAGATGAACATCTTCGACACACTTATACAAGCTGCCAAAAACAAATTAACAGAAGCGGATAAGGCTGTCGGCGGTTGGTTGCCTGGAGGCGGCGTCCCTAACCCAGCAAGTAACGCAGTACGACAGGTTCAGCAGTATACGAATATTTTACGGGACCCTGCAACACAATTAAAGAACCCAAAAATTTACAGAGCATGGCAAGAAAATCTAAGACCCATAACGCAACTGAAGCCAAAAGAATACTTTGAACCTTTACAGAGATCTTTTAGTAAGCCCACGGCTGTTCTTCATAATCCGTACACACAAACAAATGTAACGTTACCCATAAGTGTTGAAGGATTCGCAGACGAAAGACTAGATACTGGCAGTTTCTTAAAACCATCTGTAGGAATACATTTCAGCGGACCTGAAGATCTGCGCACTAGAGCAGAAGCTCGAAAAGAATTCTTAAAGTTGGGAGGGTCCCAGGAGGAAGCACGAAAACTATTCGTGCCTACTGATCCAGAGATGGAAAGAGCCAAGAGTTTAGCGTTACGAGCTCAGTTAGGACGAGGCATGGCTGCAATACAACCTGAAACATGGATAAATACTTATGCAAAACAAACGCCGTATAACAGCAGGGAAAAAGTATATGACCGTTTAACGAAAGGAGTATTTGCTGTTGACCCTGAACTAGGGGATATTAGTGTTTATAAAGAGAGCCCTACATCATGGAGAAATATTAAAAACCCAGAGAAAGTAATACAATTTGATCCGCAGGAGTTAATCGAGCCCTTAAAACGGGAAGCTTTTGAACGTCCTGACCTAAATTCGCTTAGAAACGCTCCGCTTGGAGCAGTTGTCGAAGCAATCGGTAGACGAATTTCAGGTCCACAAGTGCAGGCAGTGATGTTTTTGGACGATATCGTCCGCCAAATGACGGGAGTGTCGCCCGCAGAGTCTGTAATCGAAGCCTCAAGTGAGCAAATTCGGCGTTCAGCGGAGCAACAACAGCGAATGGGAGTTCAAAATCCAAGAATCTGGCAAAACGCACCCTTCTGAACCGAAAAAAGTTTGAGTCATCGCCCCACGCGGGCGATTTTTTTTTGCGGGGCGGCTGTCTGTATACTGACACCCAAAAGTTTTTTTGCCAATTTCCCAGCAAGATACCCATACCCTTCTCGCCCGGGGCGTCGTCTAAAAGCTCTATTTAAAAAAAAAGAGACATTGCGGGCAGAGTTAGGTATACATTGCGGCTCACTATTTTATATTTAGTCCTCGCGCGTGTGCGCGTGTACATGTGCGTGTGCGCCCGCGTGTGTGCGTGTACGCGTGTGTATGCGCGTGGGTGTGCGCGTTACATTCGCGCGAGCGTACGCGTGCGCCCGGTTCCTGTTACCTATGAGAGAACCGTTACCTGTGTGCCAGTTAGGGCTCTTGGGATAAGTGGCACAAGAGGCTTGACCTACCGCACTGATCCCGGATACCTTTAGGTCACTGGAGGACAGGCCACGGCCCGAACCCCAGAGCACCTAGACAATCCGCAACCGCCAGCCCTGATACATGGGCCGGGCTCAGCCAGCCGCTGATGGTAGGGAGAACATCCCCGAAACGTAGGCAAAGACTGACTGAGCTTAGCTTGAAACTGTAGGGATGGTGTGCGCGGATTCCTAGGCAAGGAACCTTGACAATCTAACTAAGCGTAAGTGTAGTAGGAACACTGCGAGGCTAGTACGAAATGTACTGCGCTTAGTTATACATAACTTCCCATAGAGTGTGGGCAATGCAGCCGAACTTAAGTAGGCCACCAGGGAGAAGCACCCTACACTCTATGTCAGCAGGTATCTTGTCTGTAACTAAGGCAATGTATCGGCGTTAAACATCAGCCACGCTCGCCCCGTGGCATCTGAATACAACTACATGCTGTCCGCTTGTAGTTAGTTACAGTGCACAAGCTGTGTCCAGCGTAACTGTCTATGGTGCAGGTACGCTGGACAAACTACCTAAGCTTCACCACGGCGTGTCCCGTGCGATGGCAGCGCAGGATTTTATAGTTTGTGTGCACAACTGTGCTCTGTAACTAACTACATACAGCTATTTAGTTTGAGTCAGTGAGCTCAGCTTCTAGTTGAGCGGATCCATGTATCAGCTAGCGCATTGTCGCTTAGTAGGTATCAGGATCAAGTTAGATCATTCGTGATCACAGACTGTAGATTCTCTCCTCAAGCTTCATAGTTTGATGAGGGATTCATTCCCTCTTTGTTGTTAGCTACCAGCCATGTAGCTGGTGAATGTTATGAACATCAAGACCAACAACCAACCACGCCGTCTGCTGTTTGCTTGTGAGTTCTCTGGCTCTGAGCGTGCCAAACTCCGCCAACAGTTTGATTGGATGAGTGACGAGGAGTTCGACTCCAATAGTTCTTTCTTTCGCTACAAAGGTTATTACTACAACCTCTCAGACTTCATGCGGGTTCATGTCTCACCTGACAGCCCTATGTCTGGCTGGCACGGTTACAGCTCCGACTCTTACTACAGCGGAGTTCTAATCAAACTGTGCGGCGAGGATATCATCGTCGGCACATACATCTCCTGACTAATTGTAACTAACCCATCGCAATCTAATCATGTCCGAACTGAATGCAACTGTCTACACTCTGCCCGCACACTGGGCCAGCATTCTGATCAACCACGATTACACCGGGGCAAGTGATGAAGAAGAACAGCAGATTAGTAACTTCGTTGATGGTGAGTTTGGTGAGTCTTTGTTCTGTACTGTGTGCCTAACTAACGACAGCGAACCTGAGTTCCGTAAGTATCACGACGCGCAACCTTACGGTGTGCTCGCTTGTGACTGTCTGGACTACACATTCATTCACTGACTAACTGTAACTAACCCAACACAATCACACTAACATCATGACAACCATTCAACATCTCTGCGCTCGCAACGATCACAACGGCAACCCGCAACGTTTGTATGTTCTATCTGTAGACGGTGAACGTATCGCTGCGTGGAATGAAGGCTACCTGGGTCACCACGCTGTGCCAGGTATCTGGCGCAGTACTGCATACAGTGCAGAACGTATTGATTGCAGTGTGGCATTGTACCGCAAACTATTGCGTACACTTCCCTCACCTGATTGGGCTCACGATGTGCCAGGTTACGCACATCTCCGCGAGCTTGTTTGATCAAAGCTCTATCATCATTCCGCCGCCATGATCTACTACATCAACCGCCAAGCTGGCCGTTATCACGAAACGGTAGATGAGTTTGTGTCACGTTCTGAGGCAGAACGTATGTGCAAAGAGTACCAATTCGGTGAGCACGGTAGAGCTTACTTCTACGTCTCTCGTGTTGCACGTCCTAACTGGACTGTCTGACTTTAACTAACCCAATCGCGCCCTGATTATGTACAACTCAAACACACAGATAGACCGCAACTTCATGCGGCGCATGATTAGATCCTACGAACAGGATCTACTTGAGATTGTGCGTGGAGAGTGTGAGCACCCTAACCACGCTCAGATTGAAGCCGATTTGCGTTTGTTAGAAGAACTGCGCGGCCAAACGTTTAGCCCACTTGCACAAACTGTTTCCTTCTGATCATGACAAACTTCGATCACATCAGCCACTTCCACAAAGACCAACTATTGCACACGCTTAGTTATCACATGCCTTCAGAGTTGCGTCGCATCTTAATGCGAGAGTGCCCAGCTGCATACAACTCACTGTGTGGGCGCATCGTTATAACCTCGCAGGTAGAAGATACAGGCGACAAGATTATCGAGCGTCCTACAGATGTAGACCTTAAAGACTTTGATTGATCCCGCTACGCGGGGCGCCCGCACACATTAACACTGACATCATGGATAACACTCTGCCTCGCTACACAGATACAGATGGTTGTACTCATGAGTACGAACCTCCAGCTACATTATGTAGCCTCAGGCGATATAACATCGCACACTGTGCAAGACAACGTATGCAAGATGCGCACTGTTTAGGTTACCACGCTGGCGATAACTACAAGCCGTGGGTAGAACTATGGAAGCGCGAGCGTATGAGCTTTTGGTCAACACTTGCACACTCGATTCCGCACAACTTCAAAGTAAACCGCTAACGCGGGGCCAAATCACACAATCATCCCATCATCATGACAACACGTTTCGAACCTAATCTTGTTTTACTTGACTCTCACGGTGTCTACATCCCCCAAATGTACTGCAGTGATGCTGACGAACACTGGGCTAACTGTGTAGGTGTTGACTACAACGATGTGCTTACTTGTCAGGCTGGCCCAGATCACGAATGGTATTGGGAAGCGTGGCAGAACATCTTAGATAACGCAAACATCGTTAGCGATGGTGTTACTTGGCGATTGCATCAAGATGGTGACCTTTGGGAAGTGCCCGACGGTTACGAATGGCCTGAGATGTAACCACGCCAGCCCAACATCACATCACACAAACATCATGATCAACCTAGTCTCTGTTGATGAGTACGGTGTAACCTATGCCGTAGACACATTCCTATCAGTGCAAGACGCCAAAGATGCACTGTGGCAACTTGAATGTTACCTAGACGATGCACAAACTCCCGCACGTTACTACCAACTGCAAGACGCAATCTCTGACCTACGCACACAAATCGCTGAGCATGAAGACAATGACTAAGGCGCAAGTTGTATCCGAGTTTCGTGAACTCTGGCGCGATTCAGTTAGTTACGATCCCGCACTGCGAGGTGATCACGTCGCTAAACGTGAAGCCTTTAACAACTTCGTGGATCTACTCAACAAACAGCGTCAGGTGACTGACTACCAAGCACACAACTGGAGCAACCCTTTCTAACACCATGGCAAATAACTTCCCTTACGACGTGTACGGACTCGACTCTTACTCACTGTCTTACCACGCTCTAGCTCAATTCAAACAGATTCTCCTAAAGGAAACTATGCCTGATGAGATCGTAGAAGCAATCGAGGATCAGATCATCCCCGCTCTTGAACACATCCTCGCTCAAGACTACTGACCTTTAACTAACCCAACTCACACACACACTCCAACATCATGAGACAGATCGAAAAGCAAATGCTCACCGCAATTCACAATCGTAAAGATTGGAAGTCTGCCAACACGCAGGTCACTGTAACCTACTTCGCCCACGCTGAGCGATTGATCGACCGCACAACTGTCTATCTACACGGCAGCCCCATCGCACAGATCAGCCCCGATACAGTTACAGTTTGCGACTGCGGCTACCAAACAACTACAACTAAGTCGAGGCTAAATGCTATCCTGCATGATCTGTGCGGCGCTGGTATTTATCAGAAGAATTACAAGTGGTTCGGCACAGCAATCGAGGAGGCTGATTGGGAGATCGAACCCAACACTTCACACTGTTTCGTGCGGGGCTAAATCACTATCATCGCCCGCCTCAGCTTCGCTGGGGCGCCTTCATAGTGTACAATCAAATGTACACATTAACACCATGAAACTTGTAAGCTGTCGTCACATCGACATTGCCAACCTCAAAGGTGCAATCGTAACTAACACGAATGGCGCCCAGTTTTATGTTCTTGGATTCGAGGTTGACGTAGAATCCCACACGATCAACATCGTGATGCAACCAACCGACGGTAGCGGTCCCATAGGTTTACTGTGGGATCACATCAAAGACTGGACAATCGCACTGCAGCCAATACACTGGCTCAACGACATTCTCACCATCACTAAGTGAAATGACACAACAACACCCCATCACCCCACCGCCAGAGCTGGTAGAGCAGTGGGCACATTTGCCTGCCGATTGGAATACGGTTGCTTCCCTTATTGCCAAATGGGGCGCCGACCAAGAGCTGGAGGCGTGCTGTGAGTGGATTAACTCATTCCAAAACAAATTTGTTCATGCCCATGATCTTCGTCTTGTCCGCCGGCCCAAGCCGCCGAGCTTGAAGGAGCAGGCGCTGTTATCTATTGACACCGCTGTTGCTGATTATCGTATGTCAGCAGATGTTGCCAACATTGTGCGTCGCGCACTTGAACAACTCCCAGACCACACAAGAGATGGAGATTTCAATGGTTGAACAGTTATCACAAGCAACGAAAGCGGTACTCAATGCGTTCCGGCCACCTGGTACCTATCCCGACGACCTCGACGAAATCAGCCTTGCTATTGCTATCCGTGCTGCCGTAGCTCACACTCAGCAGTATCAAGGTAAAGACTGTTTGGGTGACGAGGTGTGGACGTGTGACGCTGATGAACTTCTAGTCATCGCCACAGAACTTGAACAATTCCACAACGACAAATGAAACGCGCAGAACTAATCGACCTGTACGCTGACATCACCGTACGATCAATGGATTACAGCGAGCTGGAAATGTTTGTGTACAACGCAATCGCAGAACAACTCGAAAAGACGGACAAAGGCGATCTGATCGACAGGTTCTACAAAGACATTTGCATGAGCGATCCAAACGATCTATGGGACATCGGGCGCACAGTTTTAACTAAAGAGGAAGTCGAATTGTATTTGGCTTCGAAACAATGTAACTAACCGGATCCGCTTCGCGGGCCGCCGCACATACTAACATCAACAACATCAACTCACCATGAAACGTTTGCTGTTCTTGCTGCCTTTTGTCGCCCTTAATCCTCTCGAAGCTCGTACAGTTATAGCTACTGTTTATCACGAATGGTATCACAACAGAGTCACATACTGCGGTCAAACATACCAACATTGGGGCGTTAGTGCAGCGCACCCTTGGTTACCTTGCGGCACACGAGTTCGCGTAACTAACGGCAGTAGAACACTAACAGTTCCTATAACAGACAGGTGTGACTGTAACTCAATAGATTTGAGTGCAGGCGCTGCGTATCGCTTGGGTGTCCCCTTAGACGACATCCGTAAGGTACGAATCAGCTATTAATCAAACTCTCTTACAAGACACTCGTAAACCACGCCTGCCGCAAAGCAACACATCAGCCAGGTGCTGAGATCAAATGGGAAACTATACATGGGTAAGTACAAATGCTTACCCCTTCAGTCTGTCTACCTTTCGTCTGTATGTCTCGTAGCCTAAGCAACACATCATGAACCCCGGACACATCCTCCTAAGCTCAAATACTTGACGCACTCCACTAAACCCTGTGGGGGTTAGCTGTCAGCCACGCTGCTACGGTAAAGGCTCCCTTCCACTCCGGCTTCGCCGGGCCGCCGCACTATTTACTATGAAGTTCTCGACTGACAACCAACCACCCAGAGACATCACTAGATGTCCCAAATGCGACAAACCCGCTTTCTACGTTCTTGAGACCCGCTCAAACAGAACGTACATAAGACGTAGAAAGCATTGTAAAGAGTGCATGTTTCGAGAAACCTTTTATGAGATATCACAAGACAGGTACCAGAAACTAGAAGCAGACTCTAAGGCACTCGCTAATCTTCTCACCCGACTACAAGAACTCGTAACAGGACGAGGTGAACAATTAGAGCAAGTTAAAGTGCCCAGAAAGATAACAATTCCATGTGAGCGATGTGACTACGCGACGGATGGGAAGTGTTCCTTTGACTACCCCGAAGCGTTTACATCAGAAGCACACGATTGCTCTATGTTTACAGAGTAACATAAGAACGCAAATCTGGTTAAGTGAGAGCTGTTTTACAGAAAGTTTTCATTACTCAGCGGTTCGATACGCTGTAACTACAGATTAAATAATGGTAAAGACGTTGAGCGGCGCTGTGATAAATTGATTCCGCTTTCCTTTATGCCATGCGTAAGCAGGAACCCTCAGTTAAAGAGTTCGACATCTTCAGTAGCCACAAAGGGGCTTGGGGTTATCTGTGTACTGTTGAAGCAGACAGTCGCGACGATGCAAAACTAATTGCGATGAAGGATCACGGCATCTTTCACCACAATCAGATCTCTGTTTACCCAAAGAAATAATCTGTGTTAAATCCTGTACAGAGTGGTGGCTGTGTGCTACCATTCTGTGCAAGGCGGCACCGGCCTTTAACGTGGCGCACCCTTTCCACTCTGTATCACCATGAACATCAAAACCTCTGATCTTGTCTGCCTCGGTGAACGTGCAGCTTCAACGTGGGATGAACGCGATCGTGCGCAGACTGCCTTGGATGTAGCCTTCGGCACTCCGTTCGAGGCTGCCAAAGACAATCTGCTTCGTGACATTACGATTGCAGAGTCTTCCGGTGTCGATCTTTCTATCTTCAGTGGCACCGACAGCCGCTTTAAGTTCCCTGATCTTCACACGAACATCGTTGTTCGTCTCACCCGTAAACCCACGCCGCACACCAAGCTCGAAAAGCTCGCCGAAAAGGTGGCGAAGCTTGAGCAGGAACTTAAAGTCGCCAAGATGCAACTGAAGCACACTGCAGAGCAGCTCGTGGCACAGCATGAGTGCGACGAGGTTACTGACAAAATCACCCTGGCCTTTACCCGTCTCAAGTGATGCACAAGAACCTAGAGAACTTCGCCGTGTTTACCTTGGCGAGCATCATCACCGCCATTACCGCTTTCGGTGCATTTGGCATCAACCCCGGAGAAGCCCACCACTCTAAAGATTGCGAATCAACACAAAGTCTTGACGCTAAGTGCGCTAGACACTAATTTGTGTCAGAGCTTGCGCTCCCGTCCCTTGTGTAACGCAAGGGATTTCTTCTATCTCTCACATCACCGCTTCTGTAACTAAACGTGAACCACTACCTCCTGTCCTGCTCCATCTCTGCGGACGTTCGTCAATCAGTTCAAATTAAGTTTGACGATCTCAAACTTCCACAGCAGGTTATCGACACACTCGAAGCCAACAACACAGTCAGCATCCGCCCTCATCTCTCAAACGCACTTAAGGGCAAACTTGATGCACTTCGTTTGAAACAGCGCCAACTTTACGATGCTTTTTGCATTCATTATGGTGACGCTCATTTCGTAACTGCTTCCTACTTCCAAGAAGCAAACGAGATGATTAAAGAGATCAAGCGAGACGCTGATGAACACAACGATGAACTAAAAGGCTTGTGGGAAAGCGAGTACACACGGTGGCAAGAGACAGCTAACGGTATCCTCCGCCCACTGTTTTCGGAAGACACAGAGTACTCGATTGCATTCGATGCCTACATGCGTTTCTTTCCCACGCGGGAGGAATACCGCAAGCCGATTCGTGTCTCTGTGCTGGGTCCACTTCCTGTGTCTCTGCAGAAAGTCGACGCTCCTGTTGACGGAGACATTGATTCTGTACTCGCCTACGAGAACGCAATCAATACTCAGCAAGTTCTTGAAGCCGCCAAAGCGTCTGCTTCAGACAAAGCCCTGACTCTCGGCGCTCAACTGTTGGACGATCTCGATGTTCGCAGCGTCACTAAGATCGGACGTCAACAGACAGGATCAGATAAGAAGAGGGGAAGCTGGCAGATCACTGCAGAGAAACTAAAGCTCATCAGCGATAGTGTTCCGGCTTTTGGTGATCTCGCGTTGCTTGCAGATCGTTTACTGCAGTCCGGAAGTAGCTTGCAGTCCCCTGATCGCGGTGTACGCATTAAAGCAGTAGAAGACTTCTACGCTGTGCAAGAAGAGATTCGGACAGAACTGTCCAGCATCTGTAACGGACACGGTAACTCTCAGGGTCTAGAGAAACTTCAACAATCCTTGGCGCTGAGTTCACAGTACAAATTGCTGTGCGAAAAGATTAAGAACGTAGAGAACGCTAACTCTCTGAATTTGTTGGTTAAGGACGCCAACATGGAAATCGATATCTACGAGCAGCGGTCCAAACAGCTGAAGAAGCTTATCGCTCAACGGCGTGAGTTGATCCAGGCTGCTGGCGAGAACCTCGATGAACTTATCGATGATATCAATACCCAATCTGAACAACAGATGGAGCCCGATTTCTAATGGACAGGCGAGTGTATGTATTTAAAACACACGACGGTTATCTATCTGACGTAGACCACTACACACACGACGTTACACGCGCTGTGTCATTCGTCGATATTGATGCGGCAGTAAAACGACTAGCGGCAGTCAGTGGAATGATCGCTAGTCAAGTCTCGATCGAAGAAGTCTCAATTCCTTTCCCACTTCCCTACCCCAGACAATTCTCATGAACGACCAACTCTTCGGCAAACTTCAAAACTTTCGTGGTGCTCTGAATGCTGCCACGCTCGAACGTGAGCATGTGATCGATGGTCTGCTCGCTTCCGTTATCTCTAAGCAAAACGCTTTCCTGCTCGGACCTCCGGGAACAGGTAAGAGTGATCTCGTTCGTGGCGTCTGCAAAGGTATCGCGGGCGCAAACTATTTCGGTTACCTGCTTACTCCTACAACAGATCCCAGTGAACTGTTCGGTCCTGTTGCGGTAACCAAGCTACTGAAAGATGAGTACACACGGGACGTTTCGGGTTACTTGCCCTCAGCGCACATTGGATTCCTCGATGAGTTGTTTCGTAGCTCCTCTGCTATCCTCAACTCTCTCCTATCGCTACTTAACGAACGTACATTCAACAACGGCAACCAAGTCATAGAGACCCCGCTGCAATCGATCATCGCTGCGACTAATAGCTGGCCTCAGGAAGAATCTCTGCAAGCTTTCGCAGATCGATTCTTGTTTCGTCCGACTGTCGAGATGCTGAAGAAACCGGTGTCTAAACGGACGCTGGATGAGTGGGCTTTGGGCATAGAGGATCGCCCACAGGTTGGCGAGTTTCTGACACTTTCGGAATTGAAAGAGATTCAGGAAGCTGCACGTAGCGTAAAAGTCTCAGAAGACTTCCTGGATAAGTTTAACTCTGTGTGGCAGATGCTGTCACAAAGGAGCATCACAATCTCTGATCGTCGCCGAGTGCAGATCCTTAAGTTCCTGAGAGCATGGGCCTTAGTCCAAGGCGATGAAGAGCTTTACCCAGAGCACATGCACAACAGCCTTGTACACATTGTGTACAACGACTTAGAAGATCAAAGCACTATCATCGAAATCCTTGAGCAGGAAGTTCCCACGGCGGAGCGGTTGTTCGCAGACGCAAAGCGAGCTGCCAGCGGAATTATGACCGAGTTCTCTTCGCTGCGTACTCGCCAACAACAGAACAACATCGGTTCTCTCAACGACCTTGTTATTCACCTGCGGAAATATCACAAGGATATGAACACGGTCAGGGACAAAGTAGACGAGCTTTTGGATGGTTCTAGGATTCGGATGAGCGTTGCTGTTAGGTCGAAAGCCGTAAAGCTCTCTCAAAACCTGCAAAACAACTGCGACACGATTGCTCAAGCTCTCAACGAAATTACTCACTAATCATGAATCTCCAGAAGAACTCCGAGTTTGTTCGTCTTGTACATAACGAACCACTGACGCTCATTTGCTCAGCACTAGCAGACTTCCTTTGGGAAGACTTCATCCGCGACACGAAGCCTAACGTTACGTATCTCGTTGATACGTACAACATCAAACAACTCTCAAGGTTTGGTAAGGAAGTTTTTGAACGTCTGTACAGCGCTGACGAAGTTAAGTGGCTGATCAGCGACGAAGACTTCGAAGAGTACTTTCGTGCAGTCTGCGACGGCGACACAACGACTACACCTAAGGGATACAAACCAGAGAATGCTCTCTGGTATTCAATCATGGGCGATTTGTCCCAAGCCGCTGCATGGCCCACGCTGCTTCAACGTTGCGTGGGCGAGCAGTTCAATTCAGGTAACAACTCTGTACGGATCCTCAACGAGATTTCCAAAGTCATTGAGGACGCAATCGAGCAAAATACGCTCGATGTACAGCTGCTGATCGGGTCTGGCGATCAGTTACAACAACTCCGCGACCAGTACAACAAAGCTGTACAAGACGGAGACAAGGCTGAAGCAAACGCAGCGAGAGCGCAAGGTAAAGAACTAGGACAGAAGATTCACAACGCTCTGCAAAATCTTAAATCTCAGGTTCAAGCTGAGGCAAACACAATCGTCGACAAAGTTCTAAACGAGAGCGACGAACAGAATGAGGAGATGAATAGCCTGTTCGGCTCAATGCCAGGTAACGGCAAAATGCTTAATGATTTACAGGAGAAACGTAATCTTGCAGCTCGTTTGAGCAGAAACAAGACACTCAAACAGATCGCTAAAAAGCTTGGTGCGCTGCGTCGGGTGTGGACTGAACGCAAACGTGCCAAGCCAGCCAAATCGAACTACGAAGCGGTGACCGGCGCTAAGTTCAGCGACAGCGTGATCAACGCATTCCCCACAGAGCTCGCTTTGGCGGGCTCGAAGGAGGGGCAAGCACTGTTTGCTCTGAAGTACTCACAGAAAACGATTCTCACAAAAGACTACACCGCGTCCAGAACAGACTTAGGTCGCGGCCCTGTAGTCATGTACGTCGACGTATCCGGGTCGATGCACGGAGAATTAGAGCTGTGGAGCAAGGCGATAGCCCTAGTCATCTCAGAGCAGGCATTGTTAGATAAACGTGCCGTCCGAATTCACCTGTTTGATACCGTCGTGGGAAACAGTGTGGAGATAAAAAGCGGAACACAAAACACGAAGGAACTTATTGACTTCGTGGCGGGGTGGACACTAGGAGGTGGAACGAGCTTTAACTCCGTGCTCTCCCACGTGGTCGGTCAAAAAGAGAACTTGAAAAATTCCGACATTCTTGTTCTGACTGACGGTAACTCTGAAGCCAGCCCCGCCTGGATTTCAAGGGTCGAGAGCTTAAAGAACGAAACCGGCGCACAGATTACGACCATTTGTCTGGATATGTCCGTTCCTGACGTGTGTAAGCAATTCAGCGATGAGACTTACTCTGTAGACACTTCGAATAACATCGACTCGATTGATGTTATTCAAAAGTGTATCCGTTAACCTAAGTGTGTGCTATGAGCGACGTACTCAGGGAATTGATCGACGAATATAAAGGTCGATCCCACAAAAACGAACGGACGCAACCGGAACCTGAAAACCCTGGCGAATTCTTTTACGACAGTTCGTCAGGGAAGCTGTACGTAGCGGGTCGGACGGGTCAAGGCGAATTAGCCTGGTTTGCCATCTGACGTAAGCACCATGTATTTAGATAACATTCAGAAATCTTTGGAGGAGATCAAAAACGCATACAAAACTCCTTCAGGCGGTATGCAAGACCTTCTTCACTGGGTTCAAGATCTACTAGATAAAGAGTTATTGGATAAGACCCCAACAGAGTTCTCTAGATTCGACTACCAAGGCAACTCAGTTGCGTATGCTTGCCCTTCAGGCGAATCAGGTTACGGTTATTTCTGGATATCAAACACAAAGTCAAACATGGAGTATTTTTATTTTATATCAGACGTACTCAGCGAACAGTATGGAATGGACATAACAGACGAAAATGTAAAACTTACAATCTTGGATCTTAAAGACTTGACAATCAACCTTGTCACGGAATTCTTCCAATTCAAGCTTTATTCAGAGCTCTCTTGCGAAGGCGCCGACCCCTGAGCAAGGATCCGAGTAATGGGCTAGTATGCTCCTTGTCATGACCTCTCACCTTTCTTGTACATGACTTTTCAATTTCTTCTCAACGGCACCCCTCTCGAACAGGGGGAGGCTGCCACGCTGATCAAAACCGTTAGGAACAGCCGCTCCACCCCAACCATTGAGCTGAGCGAAGTCTTCGATATCTCGAAGCTCGATAGCAAAGCCCTGTTCGAGATAGCGGTCACTATGGGATCGCAGGAGCTGGCATCGCTGGCTTGGAAGATCTCCGTCGGCAAACCGGCTAAGAAGATGAAGGCCGGTCGCCCGGCTACTCAGAAAACAGTCTGGGAAGGTCCAGAGGCTCTGATCGAAGAGCTCCACAAGTCTCAGTCTTACTGGGCTGTGGGAGCAGCAATGATTCTGGACTACTTTTCTGAGTTCAACGACTGGAACACTCTTCGGAAGATTGCCATCTTCTACGTAAACGATATCGACGCATCAAACAATAAAGTCCCGCACGATTCAATACTGTATAAAGGATTTACGTGGTCCGAAGAGCTGGGCAACTTCGAGCCAGTAGTCTTACGGGCAGGGGTTGACCGCAAAGATACGTTCCACGTCAGTCCGATGTACTTGTCCCTCCGTGAAGGGATGAACTGGTGTATGAAGAACGGACTCGTAGAGCAGAAGTCGCAGATGTCGTACGGATCGTTAGACGGGGCGAGCGGCAACACGATGCAGCGCGTGTACTACAACCTCCGACTGACGAAGCGGGGACAAGACGTCAGTCTCCTCTGGGCAGACTCGAACGAGTACATCCTTAACTTCTTTGCGTCGCGCCGTCAGGGTTCCTAAGTCAGCCTTTAGTAACCAGAGTAGACTGCAAGCCTCGCTTCGGCGGGGCTTTTCATTTCTCTATCATCATTCTCCTCATGCAAGTCCGTTACATCCAAACAGCCGAACAGTTCAAGGAAGTTCTGCCCGAGTTAAAGCAGATTCCAAAAATGTGCTTGGACTGCGAAACAACGGGTTTGCAAGCGACGATCGCGAAACTCCGCTTACTGCAGCTCTGTGACGCCACGCCGGAGATCGAGGATCGTATCGTTTATGTCCTAGATCTATTTAAGTTCAAACCAAACGAGGAACTTAAGGAACTTATAGAATCTCGCGCCATGTTGCTGGCGCACAACATGAACTTCGACTTCCAGTTTCTGCTATCGATCGGGATTGATTTTAAGAACAAGATCTTCGACACGTACGTCGCAGAGCGCGTCCTTCGCTCTGGCTTTAAAGAGAAACGGGTCAGTCCAAAATCTCAGACTACATACTTCACAGACGTCAGCTGCAGCTTGAAAGCTGTGGCGGAACGTAGGCTCGAAATTGAAATCAGTAAGGAGCAGCAGAAGTCTGACTGGGGTGCCGAAGAACTCGACATCGAACAAATCGAGTACGCCGCAGGAGACGTCGATATCCTTCCACGCATCGCGGCATCGCAGTTAGCAGAACTAAAGGAGGAGAACCTTTTACCCGTCTATGGGCTCGAATCCAAGTGCGTCCGCCCCGTGGCAATGATGAGCTACAAAGGATTCTGTGTCGATTTGACTAAGTTAAACAAGCTCAAAGCGTCTATTGAAGAAGAGCTGGAACAGAAGACCGAACAGTTCGTTAAATCACTGGACGATAGACTTCCGACAGATCTGAAACTTCCTCGGGGAATTGATGGAAAGGTCGCAGTCGGTAAGAGACCGAAAAAAGATTTTAATCCTGGATCCACGACGCAGGTTATCTCTGCCTTTACTGCTTGCGATATCGAGCTGCCTAGAGACGCCAAGACGGAGAAGAAAACCCTCAACCAAATCGCTCTCGCAGAGTTCGATAGCGACGACCCCACGCTGAACCTCTACAGGCAGCGGGTAAAAGTGGAGACAAAACTAGAACACATCACCAAGCTGCTAGAAAATGTAAATCCCGTAACGCTCCGTATTCACTCTGGTTACAACCAAACAGGTGCGAACTCAGGGCGCTTCACAAGCAACGGTGCTCCGAAGACAGCTAAAAGGGAAAAGAAAACAGTTTTTGCAGTCAACATCCAGCAAGTTCCAAGAGGTAAAGAATTCAGGGAGTGCTTCATCGCGGAGCCGGGATTCAAGCTGGTGATCTGCGACTGGGCTCAGATCGAGCTACGACTCGGTGCGGAACTGATCAACATCCCTCAGATGCGACAGGCATTTAAAGATGACATTGATTTACACACAATGACTGCTAGTCTTATCTACAAGAAGGACTTACACGAAGTGTCTAAAGATGAACGACAAGATGGAAAGACTCTGAACTTCGCGTTGCTCTACGGAATGGGCTACAGAAAATACAAGACATATGCAGCACAGAGTGGGAAGATGCTTTCTCTGTCAGAAGCGAAAGTCGCACACGCGGCCTTCCATACTGCATACCCACGCCTGCGCATGTGGCACCGGGAGAGGGCGGCTCTGGTAGAGGACGGCTGGGCTTATGTACGTACAGCGTGCGGACGGCGCAGGCTTCTGAGTTATGACGATGCGACAATGATGTGCTCAGCCAACACCTTGATCCAGGGCAGCGGCGCAGACATCCTGAAGATCGCCATCGCAGATCTGAACGAACACTTAGATGAAAATGTGCGAATGGTCGCGTGTGTGCACGACGAAATTGTGCTGGAAGTAAGAGAGGATCTTGCTAATAAATACAAGGAGGTGCTGGAAACCGCCATGATCCAAGCAGCTCAAAAAGTGTTAACATCTGTCCCAGCATCAGCAGATGCGAATGTTGGTGATTCATGGGCCGCTAAATGAGTGAACTAGTTAAAATCGAAAAAACAGCAGAAAAAGAGGTCTTTGCTATTAAGTTAGGAAAGACCTACGTGGCGGTTGTTAATGCAGATGATGGACTTTATTTCCTCCCGTCCCTATACGAGTCACCCCTTGTAGCGTGCAACGCAGCCAGAGCAGAGAAACGAAAAAACAGCATCACGCTGAACGTTAAGAAAAAAGTAAATAGTGCGCAATCTAAGAAAAGCACTAAGATAGCGAAGGTAAATTCCCTCTACACCGAGGAGGAGATGTCCTCGCGCCCGTATTTAAAGTTCCGAGAGGTCTGGGTGATCCTGAACCCACGCGGGGAGTTTGTCGAAAACGCCATCCAGGGCGAGACCCTGGTCATGTACAACGGTAAGAAAGAAAAAGCAGAGGTTTTTAAGAGCTACGAAGAAGCTCTGTGTACAATGAAGACTTTAGATATGGTTGTTCGCAAGGGGCATTACCTTCGAAGATTTTTCGAAGAAATGAAATGAAAGCACACCGACTAAACAGTGAGTACGTGATTTAGTGATCGAAAACTTGCTACGATCATAGGAGATAGATTTAGTCGCGTGGCTGTTCGGCGTCGTCCTTCGTACGGTTTTTCGTTAGCCGGAACATCTTTCGGCGTTAGCCCCGAAGTGGGTGTTTCGAAGAGCACGCTGGCACAATTATTTCCCGAGCTGGATCTAGGGACACTGACCCCCAGCACAAAACCAGAAGAAGTAGAAAAACCAGTCGAAGGTGCTCCTACCGCCACGGGCACTGGTGTAACTGCAGTCAGCCCAGATGAAACCATCCCCGGATCCGAATTTCAGAAATATAACCTTGAAGGTAAATTAACTTACGGCGCACCGTTTAACATCCAGTTTGGTCCTACTGGACCTCAAGGACGAGGCAGCCGTCTCGGCTATTCCGGTAGTGCGCCGACTCAAACTCCGACTGGGATGACGGCCCCAACACAAGTCGGGTCTTCCTCTCAATCCTCGGTTGCCCTTCCGAAATATGAAATGCCAGAGTTTGACTATTCGCCTTTCGAAAGTCTGCTTGAACAGGGTCGCGGTATCCTGAGCAGCATCCAAGAGGCAGCTAGGGGTATGACATCTTCTCAGCAGATGGAACCCGGTGCCGCCGAACCAACCAGCACTGAGGCTCCGGTTGCGTCCACAGCTGCTCCCTCGACAGCCCCAACAGTTCCGGTCCGCCTTCAAGTTAAACAAGCTGCTGAAGCTGCCGGAGGCGCAACTAATCTCGGTAAAACTGGAGTCAAGGGTCTGCTGTCTCAAGGCGTCGATCCCACTCAAATCGAAAAACAAGCTCGCGCTGCTGGTGTGTCTCTCGGTAGTAAGGCGCAGAGCGCTGTCGACCGCGCACAAGTACAAGCGATTGCGCAGGCCCCCACAGGTCTCAAGACTCAAGTTCAACAAGTCGCGCAGGCCACGGATGCCGGAAGAATCACGCAAGCTGGCGCTCAGGCTCTGATTTCTAGTGGTGCAAGTGCTGCGAGGATCGAACGAATTGCGGAAAAGCAGGGAATCGACATCGGTAAGCAAGCTCAGCAATTAATCAATAAAGCGCAGGATAAAAGAGATAAGAAGTGAATCAGTACTCAATTAAACTTGAACGTAACGACAAAAAGTTAGTCCTCGCCGTCCAGTCCAACGACACAGCTCACGTCCAAGCTCAGGCTGTAGACATTTGTAGAGCTGTAGACGCTACACAATATTCTATAAGCTACGAACAAATCGAAGAGTCTGCTTTAGCTAAACTATTCCGCGACCTAGCTTTCAACAACTTCGAGTACACGAAGTGTTCTGAGTGGGAAGGATCGTTCTCAAATAAGCAACCGTGCTTCTACGTATTAGGAAAACGAGTATACGTCCGTTATTCGTTTCTCTTATATTTGGACATCCCTAAAGACAACTGTTATCCAAAGCCACGCTGCGGGAACCCAAACTGCATCAACCCGTTGCACTTTGATTACAAAACGGCAAAGCACTCCAAGCTATCTCCAGGCGATATCGAGATCCTCAAAGCACAACGACGGGAAGGTGCAAGCGTAGTCCAGATCGCCAAAATTTTAAATGTACACAGAGCAACAATCTACAGGCATTTACAGGAAGTAGCCTGATTTGATCGCCAAACCGGCTCGGCGCTGGTACCATAGTGCGGTTCGACTGCGGTCGGACACCCAAACCAAACCGGAACAATGAACGTTTTTATCCTTGGCCTTCGGGTCACAGCGAGCGCCGCTGAAGACGAAGGAACTGTAAATGTGCTGGCAGAGTCGCTGCCCTCTAACGAAAAACGTGTTGCAACGAAAGTTCAACTCCTACAGAAAGCTGACCACTACGTTGGTAACCTCCTGAAAAAATTTGAAGAAGGTCAAACCGTCCTGGCGATTGGTCCCACGCGGCCTACTCCTGACGGTGTGCTGCAGATGCAGCCCATGCTCGTGGTGACCGAGGATAACTTCCAAGATCTCCTGGCAATCAACCTCTTCATCGCGACCGGTGGCTTGGGTCCCAAAGCTGAGGAGATGGAAATTGGCGACAACACCGTCACCAACAGATCTCTCGCATGGCAGACCGAAGACCAAGAAACTGCATGGATGAAGCTCTCCGCATGGGGTGGGCTTTCCGCACAACTCGCTGAGCTGGCTCCCGGAACCCCGACGATTGGCGTTGGTAAAGTCTCGACCTCCGAAAAGGACGACAAGTCTTACCTCAACTACAATCTGGATAAGGTTCTTTACCTGCCTAAGGCTTCACGTAAAGCGCCTGTCAAAGCAGCCGACCCTGAAAAAGGCAAGGTTGCTGCTGCTGCTCTCGGTTCAATCGACTTTTCCCTCTGATTTCTGCTGATCATGTTTATCGCTGGTGACTTTTCGGAATCCGAAATTCTCTGCAACATTCCGCCTCACACTCTACGCATTGATCTTCAAGCTCGTCGCTGGAAATCTGACGTTGATCCCGACAACGCAATCGTAGATCGCAACGACAACGGTATTCCGATTGAATTCATTCTCATCGGATTCACCCCGTACTTCGGAAACCTGGGTATGCGCAATCAGGAGGAATTCCTTCGTATCGCGTACATCGGTGTATCCCCTCACCACAGGTTGCTACCTCCTCGGTGCGTCACGACTTCGATGATCTCTGGCAAATCCAGCCAAAAGAACTTCATCGCTTATTTCCAAACCCTGTATAACAACCGCATTAACTGTGCGTCTGTTATCACTTCAACCAAGTTCGTGACCCGCTCATTTAACGAGCGTGATCCGATGACTGGTGCCGACGGGGCGAAGATCAACTTCAACTGCCTGGACTTCAGCGATCGTCCTGCTCAGAACGACGATGAGGAAAAGCTCCTCAAAGACGTGTCCGAGTGGCTGGCCAAGGACGGAACAGGCATGGCGGCGAACGCACTGAAGAGCAGCATCCCCGGCGCTGATCTGATCGAGCTTCCTCTGGGCAGCGATCACGCTGCACTTAAAGCTGATTTCGCATCCACGCGGGGTCAAGCTCCCGAGCGTACGTTTGCTGCACCCGAACCCGAAGCCAAGGCTCTGAAGTCTGCCGAACCACCTTCTCCTAAAGCGAAGAAGGTAGAACTAACCGAAGAGCAAGCAAAAGCACTCGGGATTGATTTCTGAGCTAACGTAAAAACGAAGCCAAGGCAGCGGTCTTTTTCGAAAGGCCGCTTTTATTATGTACCTCAACTGCATCTCAACAAAAATAAAGCAAGATGGTGAGTGGGTAAGCCTCTTTGTAGAGGATGTAGGTTTTGCCTACAACGTGGGTCTGGCGATCCACAAGTCGAAACGTGCGGCAAACGATTGGTATCGAAACCGCAAGAACAAAAGAGCTCGCTCAGTCCTCACTAAGCAGGGACTCCGCTCACTGGCTGCCTTACGTACAGCGCTGGAGATACTAAAGATTCACTTAGAAGTTACGAACGCCAAACCTCTCATGATTATGCCTCGTACGGAGCGGACCGCTGCCTTAGCTAAATATCTCAAGCGGCTGGGGTTTCAGGAGTATCCACAGGGTGAGCAACCTCTCTACTTGCTAACAACTCATCAAAAGCAGGAAGAGTGACTTGATTGCGAGCGCACCATGAGGCGAGGCAGGAAAACAAACGTTTGTTGATGAGTGATTGTTTATGGACCATTTCAAAAATTTGAAGTAATCCGTCTCTATCTAACTTCTTCGCGTCCATCATCACTCGATTATGTAAAAACTCCTGTTCTTGACTCATCCAGTCGAGTTGCATACCGAGACAGCAGCTTTCTCAACGTTAATCACAGAAGCGGTCAAAGACCAACCCATTTGCTAAGCTCCACACATTCTTCCGTTTTACGCATGGCATCGTTTTACACAATCCCTGAAGGCGTGACGCATCAACTGATCAAGAACAGCTACATCCAAGGCTCAGTTCTAGTCCCATATGATCCAAACGATACGCTCAGCGATCAGCTGCGAGCTCACAATCTTACAGTTACAACTAACAAAGACAGCGATAACTTAGTAAACCCGATTTGGTGGACAACCATGCGGGGTAAACAATACGACTGGGTTATCGCAAATACAACCGGACTTAATGAATACAGTGAGTACATACTTGACTACGGGATTCAGATCGCACGGGAAGGAATTGCCGTCTTAGATCGTTTGTCGTTTATAGAACCTGTGGCTAAGCGCCGAAGCTTCTTGCTCTCGAACAAGATGTCGAACATGATCGTCCTGTCGCCACGGCCGCGTTTCAGTTCTGTCAGCGCGTCTCGCGATTCCGTCACGAGCTGCTGGTTCGTTTTTCAGCGACCGGACAAGTGGATGGACGGCACTCACGTGTCATACGCTGTAAATTGGGACGCAGCTCAAACGCTCCCTCCCCTCGATGACATCGCAATCAAGTAAACTTGAAAAGTTCCAGCGTGCTGTGTGCGATAGGTTAGACAAGACGAATGAAAAACTCGATCGGGTTATTGCCTTACTGGTATCAGCACAGCTCCTTGAAGAGTGCATCTCCCCTGAAGGAGAGATCCGAGATGCCCAGCAGTGCGCGGAGATTGTTGTTGAAAGTTTTTCAGCAGGTCTTTGCCTCACCGAAGAGTTGACGAGCCGCACTAAAGATATCGAATACCAGAAGTCCGAGTTTTTTGTAGATGAGGACGAAGATGAGGCAGAGGAAGATGATGATAGTGATGACGACGATGGTCCCGAGGAGCCTCGACTTTTCTCGATGGCATTCTGATTTAATCGACTAAGATGTGTCCAAGTTGACACATTCAACGTGTCCCAAACACGACTTACTCTCAACGGATTACGTCATTACAGATGTGATGGTGTTAATGTTCCGCTTCCGTCCGTAACAAGCGTCCTTTCTGCCACGCAGACCGAGGAAACACGTAAGAAGCTAGCGCATTGGAATCTGGCTAACCCCGGCGCTGCCGATATGGCAGCAGAAAGGGGGACGTGGATCCACAACAGCGTTGAGAATCACATCAGGGGGCTGATGGTAAGCCCCCCGCCTCAATACGCTCCATATTGGAAGGATGTACCAGAAAAAGTAGACGAACTGCTAGAGAATGGTCGCGTTCTATGGAGCGAAAAACCATATAACAAGCCGGAATGGCATAAGTATGTCGGTGATGACGGTGTGGGTCGTCTTCACTTTTACGATCCGATCAAAGCTCAGGGGTACGCCGGGTGCCCTGACATCATCTACCAGGACGGAAACGGCGAATTAATCCTGGGTGACTTCAAGACCAGTAACGGTCCGTACAGTTATAAATTCCCCAGCGCCAAAGTCCAGATGGAGGAAAAACTCCGAAAGGCGCTCGTCTCCGGAGTATTTAAATTAAAGAAAACCAAACTGCAATTAGCTGCTTACGCAATCGCAGCCGAAACTTGCTTAGGAATCACAATCAACAAGACGCAAATTATTGTAAGTACAGCAATCCCTGAATTCTCTGTTCAGGTATTTACTTTCGGCCCAGAAGATTTGAAAAAAGATAAACAGATGTGGTTTGAAGTCTTACGTAAGTTTTATGAGACTCAGCTTGCGTAGGCTCGGGTTTTTTAATTAAAGTCCAGCATCCACGCGGGGATCCGTGGCACAATGGCTCTGCGCAGAGGGACCATGCTCTTCTTCTACTCCAAAAATCAAAAAGTTCGTCAATTTGTAAACCCCAAAACTGGAAAGATAAATCCAGGTGGAAACTTCAAATCATTTAATGAGAACTGGGAAGCATCAGAAGCGGGTGCTGAGGGCATCGCCAAAGCCACAGCGGCTGGGGATGGTCTGTGCGCGTGGCACTTGGTTAACGGAAAGAGAGTAAAAGATTCGACCGGAACGATTAAAGCTGGTCTGATTATTATCGACATTGATAATCAAGCAGAT